ATTTCAACAAGTTGTCCGAGAAGGAGACTTGGTTGAAGGATCAGTCCAGTAACGAGTACAAGCGAACGGTTGAGTTGTTGCAGCGCATTCCGATCTTAACAACGCTGCCCAATGGGTTAGCCCATGCGGTAGAATTGATGAAGCTCCAAGATACTGCGGGTCGATTTCAGTCTGTAGAAGCCGAGAATAAGTCTCTGAAAGAACAGCTCAACAAGCTCCAGCAGAAGACCGCCATTGGTAAAAGCGTTCCGGCAGGACAACTCAAGACCGAGGAGAAGGATTTCTCAAGGTTATCCCAGAAGGAGCAACGGGATGCGCTCATGCGAGCGACGAGAGAGTTCGACCGGGAAAGCAACCAATAGCACAACCACAACTAAAATATGGCAGGCATTACTAATTCAACCACACTTACAAACCAGTTCCAGAACTTCTTCAGCAAGGAGCTTCTCTCGATCGTCCAACAGGAGACGATTCTTGATCAGTTTGCCACCAAGGCTACGATCCCCAAGAACAACGGTAACCAAGCCATCACGATGTTCCGCTTTGGTTCGCCGAGCGTTGCTGATGTTAAGACGTTGACTGAGGGTACGGCAATCGGTTCCGCGAACTACCGTAATCTTGTTCTTAACAAGCTAACCAAGAGCCTCTCTCAGTACGGTCAGGTGATCGGATTGACCGACATCCTCCGCGCTACGGACCTGTTCAACTCACTCCAGCAGGCCACCAAGACCTCCGGTATGGACATGGCCCTCTGGGTTGACTCGGTCATTCGTAACGTCCTCGTTGGTTCCAATCTCACCGCCAGCGGCTCTTCGATTGGTAGCGGTATTGAATCAACGATTTCCAACGATGACGCGATCAACGTCAGTGCGAACGCAAACCCTACGGGTGTTAAGGTCTACGGTAACCCCGCCACACTGACGACCCAGACATTCTCCGCGTTGAACAGCGATACGACTGCTGCTAACACTACGATGACCGCTTCTGCTGTCCTCGATTCCATGACTCGTCTGAAGCGTAACCGCGCTCCTATGATCAACGGTGGCTACGTCCTGGCGACCGATCCTCGTGTTACCCGTGATTTGATGCGCGATACCGATTGGTTGAACGCCTCCAACTACGGCAACAAGGGTACCCCGTTCTACAAGGGCGAGGTTGGTTCCATCTACGGTTGCCGCGTTGTCACTCAGACCAACTCGTTTGTCAGCACCGGTTCCAGCACCGCTGGTGATGAGTTCGTGTATCAGGCTTCCGCCGCGGGTGGCGGTCTCGCGGTTAGCAAGGACATCATCGCTTCGTTCTTCCTTGGTAACGAGGCGTTTGGTATCCCTGCCTTGACCGGTGATGATCCGTTGTCCCCGAAGGTTGTGATCACTGATACCCCCGACAAGAGCGATCCGTTGAACCAGCTCGTCACCGTTGGTGTGAAGCTGTACTTCGCCGCTCTGCGTTTGGCCGCTGGTAACACGAGCGCGACCAACACCAACAACCCGGTGTGGTACTTGGTGCATCGTACGAAGACCTCTACCACGCTGTAATATGCGACCTAAGACGGCCACCATCATGGTGATTGCCGTCGGCCCAAAGGGGCATCGTCGAGAAATCGGTGGTGCCCCTTCTCATTCCGCTTGCGGATGTGATGAGGCTGACAACAATGCGCCAATGATTGCGATTCCAGTCGAGGCTCTTTCCACTGACACGGAAGATGGCCAACAGGCTTCCCCCGAGGTTGGTGATGAAGTTGTCCTACAGGAAGTTCGGGGTATTCTCAAGAAGCTTGAAAATGGTGAGGCTTACGTTGAGATCCAAAGCGTGAACGGTATGCCCGCCGAGTACGAGAAGGCCGGCAAGGAATCAATGGAACCAATGGACGAAGAAGGTATGCGAAACATGGTTTCCGAGTACGACAGCGAGATGGAGTCCTAACATGCCGATCTACACCTTCGAGAACAAAGGCAAGTCCTTGGAGCAAATCGCTCCGATGGGAACCGATTCTCTTGTGATCAAGGGTGAACGCTGGACGAGGCAGCCGGTAGCCCGCTTCGGGGTTACCGGTTTTGCCCGCGAAGCCGAACTCAAGGACAAGGTGAAGCAGGGCTTTAGCCGGATGGAAGACCGGCAGGGTACCCGCTTTGAAAGCACTTTCAGCAAGAATCAGATCCGTAAAATTTGGGACATATGAGCATAGAATCTAATCTGGCAACCGAGTATTCGATGGGCAATGCGGGCTTCCAGCTCGTGACCTCTACCGCGTTGACCACTGGCCCATTCGTTGCGATCACCACGATTGCCGTCACCACTTTCACTTCGATCACCGGTAATGGAATCAGCGGCTCTTGGTCCACAGTGGCTATCCCCGCTGGCATTACGCTTCCTGGGCCGATTACGAGCTTCCAGATTTCCAGTGGTCAGGTGGTCGCGTTCAACGGAATCATCAGCTCCTAACCGTGACACTCGCTCTTGGAACACGATTGGCTTCAAGTGGGTCTGGCGGAAACGTCACGCCCGCCGATCTGCCGATCGTGCGCCGGGATCTATTGCAGGAAGACGAGTTCTTCGTACTGCAAGAGGATGGAACTGGGAAGATCGTGTTGTCTTTTGGCACCTACGATCGAATGGCAACTGAACAGGGCACCGATCTCATTTTAACCGAAGCATCCGACAAATTCATTTTAACCGTAGAATAATATGGCAGACACAAAGATCACAGCACTGACGGCGTTGACCGCCGCTGATCCGGCTAATGACGTTATCCCTATCGTTGATGTCAGCGATACCACGATGGCGGCAAGTGGCACCACCAAGAAGATCAGCGTAAACAACATCCTCTCGTCTTCACCAACCGCGAGTGGAGCATTGACTGTCACCGGACTCGTTACCGCTGGCTCCGCCACCATCACCGGCGATCTGACGGTGCGGACGACTGGTTTGATTCTTAACACTAGCGGTCTTGGCGTTGGAATCACTCCGACATCATTTGGTGCTGGTTACGGAACCATTCAGGTCAGCGGTGCTACAGGCTCTGGAATCAAGATGGGCAGTCCTACGAATGGTTCGTTTATTTACAGCGACAATACTTGGCTTAACATCCTGACGGCAACGAATATTCCGCATCGTTTTTTTGTTAACAATATAGTACAGCACACAATCGAACAACTCGGCGTATTCACATGGGCCGACGGCGCAGGCGGCACTCGAATGACCCTCAACTCTACGGGGTTGGGCGTGGGGGCGAGTCCCGGTGCGAAGCTGGACGTTACTTCTACAAACAATGCTTTCAACGCGATTCAAGCTCGATACAACTCGTCGAATCCTTTGATAGGTTTTGGCATTGCAAACTCAAACGGATACGCATATTTAGGTTTTAATACAAAATCTAAAACTACTTCAGATACTGCAACTTACGAAATTACAAATACCGCAACTCAGTTGCGGATGGATGCAGGACAGTTTCGATTTAATATAGCGGCTTCAGGAACTGCTGGTGCTGATATCACCTTCACCCAAGCAATGACCCTCAATGCGAGTGGGAATTTGCTGGTGGCTCGTACAGGTGCTGGTCTTGATAATACGTCTGGCGTAACAATTGGTCAGTCATCAATCGGAATGCAGACCGAGGGCAATGCGACTCAGATTGTAGTTAATCGCACTACATCTGATGGAACCATTGTCGATATTCGCAGGAACAATGTAACCGTTGGAACTATTGCAGTCACAACGACTGCTACTGCTTACAACACATCTTCCGATTACCGACTGAAAGAATCTGCCCAGCCGCTTGTTGGAGGACTTGCTCGCGTCAATGCGCTCAAGCCATCAGTCTACAAGTGGAAAGCAAATGGCTCTGCTGGCGAATGCTTTTTGGCTCACGAACTGGCTGAAACAGTTCCGTTCGCTGTCACTGGTGATAAGGACGCTGTAGACGCTGACGGTAATCCAACATATCAGGGAGTCGATCTATCGAAGATCGTCCCCATCTTGGTTGCCGCAATCCAAGAACTAACCTCCCGCGTCCAAACCCTCGAAGCCCGCTAATTTATGACCATCCTCTGGATCATCGAACGCCTTCTTGTTAAGCCGACCGAAGGCACTAACACCGATGTCGTCATCACCGCCGATTGGCGTTGCAACGGCACTCAGGATCAATACAGCGGCACTTGCTACGGCTCATGCTCGTTCGCTCCGCCGACTGGTGATTTCACTCCTTACGAAGACCTGACGCAGGAACAGGTGCTTGGTTGGTGCTACGAGAACGGTGTCGATAAGACAGCTATCGAAGCCAACGTGACGCAGCAGATCAACGACCAGATCAACCCTCCTGTGGTGACACTGCCGTTGCCGTGGGTTCCTGTGCCGCCTCCTGAAATCGTTCCTCCGTTGATCGAGCAGGCTGTGCCGGTTAAGATTGCCGAGCCTGTGGTTATCGCTGATTCTCCCTCCGCATGATTACCATCGAACTCACCCAGGAGCAGGCCAACAGCCTCCTCCAACTCATCGACATTGCGGTAAAAGCTGGTGGCGTTGCTAACGCCCGTGCAGCCCTTCCGCTTGTGGACCTCATAGTCGCAGCCGCACAGCCTAAATCCGAGTAATGGAACCAACGAACAGCAGCACCAGCCCTGGACTCAGCCTAGCGGCGGCAGCAGGTGCTACCGCTGCATCATTCCTGCCAATCCTAACCGATTGGGTGCGACTGGTGACCGCTGTGGTTGGTCTCTTGTGCGCCTGTTACGGAGCCTATAGGCTGTTCAAATCCAAATGAAAAACACGAAAACAACTCTCGCTGGCATTGGTGCAATCCTTATCGCTGTTGGCGGAGCCCTTCGGGCCGCCTTCGATGCCGATCCCAGCACCAACATTGACATCGCCTCGACCATCGCCGCGGTGACCGCTGGCATTGGTTTGATCATGGCTAAAGACGCCACCGAGAAGCCTCTGGTGATCGAAACCAAGCCGTGAACTGGGTCTACCAGATCCTCAAGGCCCTGCTCGACTGGTTCCGAGAAACACCACCTACCGATGTTCAACACGGCCAAGCGCCTCAACCCCTCAAGGATGATCTGGCTGGCCGTGTTGCCGATCTGCCTGGGTTGCCAGCAGACGAAGGTGGTCCTGGTGCCAAGCGGTGATCCGGTGATGCTGGCACAGCCGGTAAAGGCCAGCGTGTACGGATTCGATTCTGAAAAGAAGCTGGTGGGACCATCCAAGGTGGTGCTGCCGGCAGGTTGGTACGTTTTACCGAAGAACTGATATGGGAACACCACTCACAGGCAGTAGCGTTGCATCGACCTACACTGGCCTACTCAAGAACTCCGACAACTCCACCGTAGGCGCATCGCTC